CTTCTTTCTTTAATTGTTTTCAACATTTTTTCTACTTCATTTTCCTTAGCCATAGAAATCAGGTGTTGAAAAGGTCATTTGAAACGTAAATAAAATATTCTCCAATAAGAATATATATTTTGTCATTAATGTGAGCTATTCTTGCAATAGCATCTTGACCATCATAAATTATAGGTATAACCGCGTCTGCAATTTCCTTTGTCCATTCCTCTTTAAGTTTAGATGCAACATTTATTTCGTTAATTTCATATACAGATAAAGCAGAATAAAGTTTATAATATTCAGTATTAATTACTTTAGCTAAATTATTACTTATTAATTCTTTGTTTTTATCAATGTTATTGTGAGCAATAATATAAGAACATTCTTGAGATATCTTAAAACCAAGTGCTTTAAATCCTAGTTGAATTGCTTTATCACATTGACGAATTTCTCTTTTTTCTGCATCTTCAAAAGTTTTATTTAGAACAGCATTAAGTTTAGCTATGTTATCTCCCATTTCTTTCATTGCTTTACTCATTTCAAGCAATGGTTTATCTTTAGTTTTAGCCTTGAAATAATCTATCAATCTTGTAATTAAAGTATAACAAATGAAAACACAACTAGAAATAATAACTGTAACGTAAGAAGAATTGCGAACACTTTCGTTTATAATTTCATTAATTGTTTTTAATTCTTCCATATTAGTAAAATCTACCACCCCTGTAGAAGAGGTGGTAGATTAATATTGTTGTGTTAGTCTTGTGTTGCAGCAGTAATCGCACTATTAGTATCAGCAGTCAATTCCTTTTCCTTAACAGCAGTCAATATAGCATCAATTGCTGAAATCTTAGTAACAGGAACGGCAATATAAACATTTTGCCAAACTCTTTCATCACGAGTTTTGGAAGCATCTCTTCCAACTTTGAAACGAAGAGTATAAACAGCGTAACCGGTCGTACTATATTTACCATTGGTAGCGTCAGTACCATTACGATTAGCACCAGAATCATTCAGAGTGTAATCAGCAACGGCTTCAGGATAACCAGGAATAAACTCACGACCTTCAGCAGCAGTATGGTAAAAACCTTTACCTGCAGCGCAGAAAGAAGCAAGATGTTGAATATCAGCTTTGTCACCAATAGGTTTCTCAGCATGAGTTACAGTAAGAGATGTTCCAGTAAGATCATCAATAGCCACAACTTCCCAATCCTCACCAACATTATTACAAGTAATAGTCAATTGACCATTGCTTCTAGTAGTAGTAAAAGGAAATTTGTCATTGACTTTATTATCCATAGCTGTTTTAAAAGCAGCAGCTTCAGCATAAGCGGCATTATCTGTTTTAGCTACGATACCAACAGTCCAACTATTTCTCTCGTGAGGAACAACACCTTTCTTAAAGAAACGAAGTGTATATTCTTCACCAGGAGTAGTAGTAGGCATTGTGAAAACTACAGAGAAAGTAGCACCTTTAAAAGGCAAAGCTTTAACTACTGACAAAGTATCAACATCAACTTCCGGAATAATAAAAGGATGCTGACCATTAGGGCGACCAAGAGCAATCGCGAAATTTTTAGTAGGAGCACTGGAAGTCAGAGCAGTACCACTACCCAATTCAAAGAAAGTAATAGCACCATCAGCAAGACCTGACAAATCATTAACATTACCATCAGTCAGACCATAATTGAGAATGCTGTTCTCTCCTTGTTCTTTTACAATTAAAAGTTGTCTCATTGTTTAATAAATTTGATTTGTTAATTAATATTGATAATTACCAGCAGCAGGAGTATTAGCATTAGCGTTAATCTCTCGTTGTTGGGTTTGTTGATTATATGAACCTCCACGAACAGAAATCATATATAAATCAACAGCGTGCTTAAGAACATCTATGTGTATATTTTCAGGAAGATTACAATCAACGTTTTCTCCTTCAATATCAGAAGCATATCTCACAACATTAGGAATTGTTATATAAGACATACGAAGTTTATTTGGAACAAGATTATTCTCAAGAACATAATAAGTATTACTTTCATATTCTTGAGTTCTAAATCTACTTATATATAAATCATACGTATCATCATTATAAACTACTAATATTGGAGTACGAAGACGGCTCTTAAGAATAAAATCATTAAGAGTATTTGCAAGTTCTGAATGATCAATTATTCGAACAGGAAACCAAGTAGTAACAAATTGATTTTCATCTAGATCGATAGGAGCATCTCCTGCATGAGTCCCTGTATATCCAGTTTTTGTACTTTTATAATTAAGCGAAAAATCAACGAGATAAAGATATTCAGGAACAACTGTAGTAGATACATCATCTATAGAACCAGCGTTATCATATTTATTAGACATCTTTCCTGTAAGAACATCAGTTGAATTAAATTCCATAAAAGGAGTAGCAGAAGCCATATCTAATTCAACAACTTTATATAAGGAACGAAGAGCATTTACTTGATTTAACTTTGTAACATCAGCAATTACTCTATCGTTCCTTACACCAACATTCTCACGCACTAATTGATTTATAATATCTGAAATGGACGTATTAATAAATACATCAATCTCTTCAGGAAGAATAGCCCGAACATTTTGCATACCCATTTGTTGGGCATATTGACGAAACCATACGTGCATTTCAGCAATATTCATAGTTCAATTATTTTAATTAAGTTTAAGTTTATTTTCAAGAGCAGTACGAATAGCTTTATTCGCATCATTCTCGAACCAAGCAATAGCTTCATTCATATTAGAACCAACAAAAGTACCATCCGGCATAGAAATTTGTTGATTAAATTCAGAACGAACTAACTCACCACGAGTAATAAGAGTTTCAATGAATGCTTTCATTTGAATATTTTTATCGCTAACAAGCTTATTAAATTTATCAGGATTTGTATTAACAAAGTCCATAACAATAGATTGCTTAACGCTCTGGTCTTTAAGCATAGCTTCAGCAAGATTATCATTACGAATAATACTAATAGCGATAAACACAGAATCAAACTTATCATTATCAGCAGAAAGTCTAACAAAGTTAGCCATTGCATCACTTCTTTCTTTAGTAAGTTTCTTCTGACGTTCTTGTTCTCTAGCTTCATCCTTAATATAAAAACGAATTGTAGGATCAGAATTAATCAAAGCAACGTCTTTAGCAACTTCCTTATAAAGTAGACAATGACGATACATCAAATACGCCTCAATATCTTCAGGATGACCATATTGATATTTAGTACTCTCAAGAGCATTAAGAGCTTCAATCTTTTTCTTAAGAGCATCCTTAATAGCAGAAGTATTTGACCTATCTACTTTGTCATACTCAGCATTAATAGCATTTTCTTTCTTTTGAATTTCAAGATAATCTTTCTTGTGGTCATATACAAAGGAAGTATTCAAAGAAACATCATTTTCACTAATAGTGAATTGAATATTACTAAGCCAAGCTTTTACTCTTGTGATATAATCAGGATTATTAGGAGAAATACCAATTAATGCAGGGAAATAAGCATCTACTTCTTTAGCATTCGAAGAAAGAACTTGACAAGAACGAATACAAGAACCAATAGTTTCTCTACGTTGTCCAAGAACTTTCATATTAGCTTTACGATAATTTGAATAATTATGAACAAGACTAATCGTAACAGATCTCTTGTCAGTATAAGGAGCATTCAAATCTTCTTCAAAGCTATTAACCTTTGGAGTTTCCTGTTTTGCTGAAGTTTTAACTTCTGTACCAGTATTTGGTTTAATTTCCATATTACTTCTATTTTTAGATTAATGATTAATTATTACAGCACGCACTTGAGTTGCAACATCTTAGTAGCGTTATTTACTTGCAAACCCATAGTACTCTTAACTTCGTAACGGCTCATATCAATTTCAGTTGCGATAGAATTTGCAGGAACACCACCCCAAGATGCAGGAATAGGAGTCAGACCTTTCAAAATACCAACAATATGAATTTGACCTTTCAGACGAACCATACGAACATTGCGAACACCCTCATAAGTACTCATATCAATAAGGAATGCCTGATGAGAACTCATAGGAAGACCAGTACGAGGATGAATGTTACCATTGGATTTATCATTGTCAGCAATCGTACCTTTATCCAAGAAAGGCAGATGTTTAACAGTGATAATATGACCATCGACAGTCTTATATCTACGGAAATATTTACCATAAGACAGACCACCATCAAAGTCCTCAATCATCTTATCACCAAGAGGAGTAGCAAAGCCTTCAGCTTTAGCATCGTTACGCATAGCCATATCAAAGTCTTGCATAAAGCCTTTACCAGCCATAAGAACAACCTCCATAGTACCATTATCGGTATCCTTATCAAGAACGTCACCAATAGTACGCTCAATCTTGTTCAGAGTAAGAACTTCACCATAAGTATCATAGTTAGACTCACGACAAATTTCCATCATACCAGCAGTCTTACGAATAGGTTGACCATTATCAGGATCAATCATAGTAACTTCACCATTAGCGTTACAGTTGTATTCGCTAAGCCAAAGTTCCTCTTCATTCATAATACGACGCTGAATTTCAAATTGACGCATTTCCTCATTAATCCACAGATTAGTAGTACCACCACCAGCAGTCTTAAATTCATAAGTAACAATAGTATTAGAAATGTTACCTGCAATCTCCTTAGAGTAACGAAGAACTTCAAGTTGTGAAGTCATCTTACCAGGTCCCATAACATTACTACGGTTACCTTTAGAATAAGACAAGCTAACAGTAGGAGCAGTCATACTCCAATACTTACCAGCAGAAAGATTGTCCAAATCGACAAAACTATTAGGATTCGGAGAAGTAAGTTGCAGACGATAAAGATAACCGCCATGAGAACCTTCACCAAGATCCTTCATAATACGAACATGGGTACGACCATCAGGAGCCATCAAACCATATTGTTCAATAAGCCAATGAGTAGCAAATTCAACTTCAAACATAGCACCACCTTTACCAGGAGTAGTATTAGCTTTGTTGAAGTAAACAACATAGTCATTAAACTTCATTCTACCCATTGTTTTCCAAGTCCAAGTTTCAGTACCAATATCAACAGTACCGGCACTACCTTGACCCTCAGTAAGGAATGTCAGAGGAAATCTATCATCATCCATACCAAAGGTATAAGTCAGAGTCTTATTGATTTCCTCAGGTTGAGTAAGCATAAGATGAGCAATGGTTTCCTCATTAGAATAACCTCTGTCATCATAATTACCACGAGAAACTTCTCTAAGTTTGTACATACAATTAATAATTTTTAGATGATTAATAATTTTGTTTATATGAGATTACTCAAAAACAAGTTTAGTCTTATCTCCGCTTTGTGCAGGCTTATTAATCTTAATACGACGTTGAGTACGATTTTCTTTAGATTTAGCTACAAGGCGATGAACACCTTCTTCTTTAATAGCCATATCCACCAAATCTTTATAAGTACCACCAGTCCAAAGAAGCCAAGCGTCAAGAAGTTCTCTTTCAAGAAGTTCTTTATCAGACAGCTTATTGAGATCTCTAGAGTATCCTGTCATTCTATTACCATTAGCATCTGCCTCTGTTGCTTTAGAAACATAAGCATAAAAATCATCTAATTTGTAGGTAATCTTCTGACCATTTACTTCTTTTACTATTGTTTCAGGAAGCAGATAACCGCCAATCCTACGCTCTTTAATAGCCTTATTAACATTGTTGAAATAAGCTTCAACATCAGCTTGTTCTTGAGCACGAGCAGCAGCGGCTTTCTCTTCTATATCTTTACGAGTTTGGTTGTCTTTAGCAATAAGAGCTTCTAATTGAGCTTTAGCCTCATCATAAAGACTACCAGTACTCTTAAGATATTTAATATAATTTTCATTCAAAGATTTATTACCAAATTCTTGAGCAGCCATTCTAATAACTGCTTCAAGTTGAGCGTCATTATCCTTGTCAAGTTCAATTTTACTTCTATCAGGAATATCACCAAAACCTTTAGGTGTACCCTTAATAGTTACATAATCAACAAATTGCTTAAGCAGAGGATTATCAGAATACAACTTATTAATAGCACCTTGTTGAATTTCATTAGATTTAAGTTCAAAGACAGCATCAACATAAGCTTTGATACCAGCAGCGTCATTTGTAAATTCTACATTCTTTCCATTTTCATCAGTAATATCAACACCAAAAGTTTCTTTAATAGAATCAATGGAAATCTCAGCAGCTTCATTGCTATCAGTAACATCGTTATCTTCAAGCCACTTCTTTACATCTTTAGCTTCTTTGAATACTTCGCCTTTGTCATTTACAAGATCTCCTTTATCATTAATCTTATAAACTACACCATCATATTCAACTTCAGTGCCTTCCTCAATATCATGAGGAATTTGATTTTGGTTTTCATCATTATTTTCCTCATTTTGATTATTAGAAGCAGGTTCGTTGTTTTTACCTGTAATATCCTCAGTACCACCACCATTCAGATGAGTAGTTTCTTCCTGAGTTGCAGGATTATTATTTTCATTAGCATTAGGATTATTACCAGCATTACCTCCTTGTTGAGGTGTTGTTTGCTGAGTACCTTCAAAATCAATTTCTGGCATAAAATTAAATTTAATAAGATTATTA